GAACATATTGCTTAGCTTACTATCTATAAAAGATGGAATAGGATTACTATCATCATCTCCTTTATCTCTTTCTCCCCATACATTATTAAATCCATCTACTGTATCATCTTCTAGATTCCAACCAACAACAAAGTTACCATCTGATTGTCTTACTAGCTTACAAGGCATAGTCTTGTAGTCTATCTGATAACCAATTCCTTCTTTAACTGTTTCTTTCCAATGGTCATCACTCCACTCTAAATAGTAGTTAGTGAATGTATCTCTATCTGTACCAGTTATATCTATTACACCAACTTCATCATTAGTAAATCCATCCATAGTAGCTGGTAAGTCAGTTATCTTAGCAATACTCTTACCCCATGCTATTGATGCTTGATTACCCCAACTATCACCAGTGGACATTTCGTATCCGTTAGTATCATAAAAAGATACATCTCTAGTCCATACTACATTATCAGCTACACTATCATATACTGCAACTCTAACAGAAGCAACAGACAACACATAAGACAATGATACATATTCATACTCTGCATCATCTGATACTTTAGCCATTATGTAGTAGTTGTTAGTAGCTAAATCATCTAACATTATATCTGTATTAGTTTGTGTAGTTATATCATATTTAGTCTCTACTAGAGTTGTTCTATCTTGTAGCTTAACATCAGTATATAGAGTGTTATTAGGGTCATATATATCACTGCTAGTTACAATAGGTATTCTATGTATTCTTATTATACTACCTTCATTTCTAGCTACATATCCATTGACACCATTGATTGACGCTACTAAAGATTGTGCTACTGCTATTGAATCAGTATTATTTGCTGATACAGTACCTAAGTCAGTTAATGTAATCTGATATGTGTATCCATGACCAGCACCACTTGTACCATCATTAAATGATTTCTTAATCCAATAGAAAGATGAATTAATATCATCATCATATCTAGTTACATAATCAGTTAATCTAGTAGTTATAGACTTATTCAGTATCCAAGTTGTATCACCAACAGTTAGAAACTTAATATCATTTCTCCAATCAGTATTAGCCCATATAGTCATTATCTCTTCACCGAAGTTACTATTATCTATAACAGTCTTTTGAGTCATAGTATTTACATCATATACTCTTAGACCAAAATCATCTAGTAACATACCATACTTCTCTACACCATCACCTCTATCATAAGAGTGAAGCTTAACATTAACATTCTTTACTATCGTAGCTTCTCTAACTAGAGGATTTCTTCTTCTAAGTCCTTGTGCAACAGTAGGTACGAAATTAACCATAGACTCTACTTGATTATCATACCTAGATATATCTACTTGTTCTGATACTCCACCAGATAGGTTATTGATTGTATGATTGACTAACATTATATACTATCTCTATTTAGTAGATTAGTTGAATGTAAAGAGTTTAATACATTACCATCTATCTTATTGGCATCATCTCTAAGTGCATCTATTCTAGCTTGTTGTACTAGACTAGCTTTAACTTGCATACCAGCAGTGTCACTAATAGTATTAGCATATACATTATTAGTAGCTGTCTTAACTATATAGTTAGCTACACTAAATGGTATATCATCAAATGCTATATCTTCAATTATATCTACTTCTACACTATCCTCAAATATGAATGTTTGATTTAATGTATCGTATAGCTTATGGTCTCTAACGGTATATGTATCAGTATCAGATGAACCATCAACAGATAGATATGATGTAGGTATAACTATATATCCAAGTGTATTAGGTATTAAACTAATAGTGAGTGAGTTAAATACCCATGCTTCAGATAGTACAGACTTTCTTGATATGTCTAAGAATGTATTAGCTATTACAGCTATGTTTATATCTTCTATAATATCACTACTATCTAGTGGTAGTTCATTTATATTAACAAGTATCTCATTGATAGCTTCTCTCTCTTGCATAGTAGTCCTTTAAGTAGTTACTCTAGCCCTCCGTAAAGAGCTAGATAATTACTTAGGGTTAAACATTCACAACCCCAGTTGTGATACTACACAGAGAACCAGGATTGAGAACATCCCATCCTCCAGCTAACTGAGCCTTAAACACAGTCTCATCATAATCATCATCAAACCATGTTTTAGTTTGAAGACCCATTAACTCAACCATACCGATAACTCTCTTGTTAAATAAGAAACCAGCTAACTCATCACCATTACCAACTTTAGCAACTGTTACTGGAGCTAGAGTAGCTGATAAGTTATTAGAACGAAGGATAGTTACATCACCAATTCTAAATACATTACCATCAGCAATTGAACCATTATCACCAGCATTAAAGTCACGATTAACAGCTTTTTGAGATTGTAGTAAGTTGTAGTAATTAACATTAGATGTAACAAAGTATCTCTGTTCACCAATTTGGTCATTACCATCAAGTGCAGCATTACCAGCAAAGATAGCATCTAAGATAGCATCACCTTTAGCTTCAGCAGTAGCACCACCACTAATCTCAGAGTTGAATACATTAGAAGAAGCATACTGAGTTTCAGTAGATACAGCACTTACAGCTTGGTCTAGTTCAACTAAGATTCTTCTATCAATATAGTTAGCCATTGTACGAGCTACTTGACCAGTGATAATACTTCTACCATCATAGTGTGCAACTTTCTCCTCGAAAGCATTGTATTGTTTACGAACAAAAATAGGTCTTTCAACAACGATAGTACGCTCAGTAATATAAATATCACTAGCTCCGTCTCTTTGATTAGCACCATTAGCGTGAGTATTAACATAACCATCAACTGCACCTACACCAGTAGTATCTTCTGGTAAACCAGTAGTAGCATTAATTCTCTGTACTGCATCTTTATCTGTATCATCAATAAACTGTGCTGACTTACCTTCTGTGATTGTTTTCTTTGTAATCAAATCCATGAATACATTTTTACGAGTAAACTCAGCTAGAGTCTCTGCATATATTTCTAGCTCTAATGAGCTTTTTCTTGCGATAGTTGCCATAATATCATCCTTTTATATTTAACATTATTAATTAATTCTGATAAACAGAACACCTAAAATCTTAACACCAAGCTTTTTATAACTATCAGGTATCTCAAAATCAGATGCTCTTTGGGAGCATTATTGAGGGGTTAGTATAAATTTCTATTACAACTATATCAAAATATTATCTATGATGCCAAGTTACTCTTAGCAAACTTAGCTCTTACTTTGTCTCTAAATCTACCATCTGAATTGTATCTAGGGTCACGAACATCAGCAAAGTATTCAGCTTCTGACCTATATCCACTAACATTAGAAGTTGTACCATTACCTCTGATAGTATTACCTTGTGTACCTTTACTAGCATCATACATAGCCTTAACACCTCTAAGTGCTAATTGTATCTGACTATAATCTTTCATACCAGATATAGCCTCTAGCTCTTCTTGTGGTAAGTTATCTTCAGCCCATGACTTAATCTCTTTGTATTGTTCTTCACCACCAGCCATAGCATATACTTCTTTAGTGAATGTTACTTGTTTAGACTTTAATCCATCTAGGTATCTATCTACCATACTATCAGGTATTCCAATCTTATTTAACTTATCATATTGTTCAGATGTAATATTACCAGTATCAGTAAATGTACTATCTAATTCTTTCCATAGTTCATCACTTACTTCTTTAGGCTTATCTTCACTCTTAGATTCTTTTTTAGTATCATCTTCTTTCTTTTCTATATGCTTTCTACCTTCTTTATTACCTTTACTAAACTCTTTATTAAGCTCTGTATAGTGTTTCTCTAAAGCTTCATCACTCATTCCATTGATAACATAATCAGGTAGTGTAGAGCCTATATTCTCTATACCTTTCTTTAGTTCCTCAACAGACTTATACTTATTAGCATATACTCTATCTTCACCTTCATTGTCATCACCTTCATCACTAGGTAATACTATATCTTCTTCTTTATTCTCATTATCTTCATTAACTACACCTAACTCTTTATCTATAATAGCTTGTGCTTCAGGACTTCTAACTCCATCTAAACCATCATTATTCTCTTCATTGTTTGTTTCTGTATTTTCCATTTTGCTGTTCCTTAATTATTAATATACTGTTTCATCATTAAGGGCAGTAGGGGAAACAGCAAAACCTACTACCCAAATACTATTTAAGTAAACCCTCTAACTTAGCTTTACTCATATTCTTCTTATAAGATATACCTAAACCATCTAGCTTATCCCATAGAGGTTGTCTTTTATCTACTTTAGTATCTATTGTATCCTTAACCTTAGTTATCTCTACACCTACTGCTTGTACCATTACATGACCTTCTCCACGACCATAATCTACTTGCATCATTACTGACCTCCTACTGCTTGTTTTCCAGCTACACTAATAGCTTCGTTTGTTCCTTGCATCATTGCTTGTTGAGCTAATGCTTCTTCTTTGGCTTGACCTTGTTCAGTTGCTTGTTGCTGACTAGACTTAATCAAATCCTTATTAGCTACACCACTGTTAGCTACAATAGTAGTAACTAATGATTGTAAGTTTAATGCTCCAGCTATTTGTTCTGCACCTACAATAGTACCAGCTAGTTGTATCTCTTGCATAAACTGATTAACTTTTAATAGTTCAGCATTTCTACCTAAGGCTTGTACACCAGACATAATGATAACATCTATATCTTTCTCAGACTCTATCTTTAAACTCTTCATAGCTTCCTTAATCAATGGCATCTGTATATCATAAGCTATATGAGTATATACACCACCAAAAGCAGATTCTATCTCTTGTGCTTTCTGTTGTACTTCATAAGCAGTAGTCCTCTCGCTATCTCTAACCATATTCTGCATAAAGCTAGTAGATAACTCTTGTTTCATTTCATTAACTAACTGAGCTGTCATTTGTAAGTCATTCGCTTTATTGACCTTAACAACTCCAATA